ACTTCAAACTAAACTTAAAAAAGATATTAAGTTAAGTCGAAGCCAAGTTATAAAAACATTAGTTAACGAGAAAGCGAGAACATTAAATGGTAAACTTAAGTAGTTTAGAAGTTGATGAAAGACCTGCAACACCAGAACAAAAACTTTGGCGTGCAGTATTTCTTCAAGCAATACAAGACACTTTTGGCATATGCACTGTTGCAATGTCAAAGGATGAATACCGTGAATCTAAATGGTGGGGCAAAATCTATAATCAAGACTTTATAGAATTGTGTGAGTTTGCAGGATTTGATCCACAGCGAACTTTTGAAAAACTAAAACGTTATGATTTAATCAAGAAAGGAATAGTCTGGAACTACATGTCAAATGGTAAAAGAAAATTTGCTGATGTAGTTATTAATTAATATGAGTGGAAAAATAATATGCCCAAAGTGTAATGGTAATGGTTTTATATACGCCTTTAACCATGACGACCGCAAAAAACACCCAGTTGATTGCGATTATTGTAAAAACCAAGGTGAAGTTGATATCACAGAAGATGTCATTAAAGATCTTGATGATGCAGGACAATTACAATGACTAGAGCTGGTTATTTAATAATGATAAGAAAATTAATTGCAGCATACAAAAGAAAGTATGATGCTTTTGGAAAAGAAAGGAAGAAAAAAAATGAAAAAAAATAAACCTTTATATGTAACTGAAAAGCAACGCATACATAAACATATAATTTCAATAGTAGGTACCAACAGATTTATTAATTTATTAATAGATCGTGCAATAAAAACTAAACATAAAATGGGACCTGAATTTGCTTATTATGAATTGATTAAATATTGCAAACAAAGAGTTCGTCTTAATAAAAAAATGTTAGCTCAATGTTTTGATGAATTAAAAAATATTAATCAAAAAAATCAAAATTTTATTTATAAAACTGGGGAGATGTATAATCATAATGAACTTTAATAACCACGAACATAATATTTGGGCGCTTGTTATAATTATATCTTGGCTTCTATTAATTCTAACTATCATTATCTACAAATGATTAGAGGTGATAGTAAAGATTATAACCTACTTGATAATTGGGTCAGAAACCTTAAAATTGAAACTTCTAAAGTTTTAACTTGTGAAATCGGCGTGCGTGAAGGATTAGGATCCAAGATTATTATGGATGGTATCAGGGGGCAGGCGACAGGGGACTATATGCACATTGGAATAGATCCTTATGGTAATTTGAAATACCAACACTATGATAATTCTCCGGCATACACTGCAGATTATACTAATGAAATGCGATTGCAGTTAGAAAAAGATTTATCTGATTATAAAGAATTTAAATTATTTCATATGACAGATAGAGAATTCATGAGACGTTATCCTGAGTATGGTCCTTTTAATTTAGTTCATTTTGATGGGCCTCATATGACCAAAGATGTTTTAAATGAAGCTATATTTTTTGCAGAACGAAGTGTACTTAGAACAAGATTTATATTTGATGACTATAAACATTACGCTATGGATGTAATTCGTGAAGCATTAATATTTTATAATTTTGAAGTAATAGATAAAGGAGAAAACAAAATATGCCTAGAAAGAGGAATATAAAAAAAATAGTTATTAATGATTATATGCAACATTGGATTCATTCTACTGAAACTGGGCACGTATTTAAAATTGTAGATGGAAAGGATAATGTTTTAGAAATAGAATGTAATTGGAAAACATACAGAAGAAAAGGACGGTTTTATAAATTATCATGACAGAAACACTTAGAAGAAAATATGTAAATTCTACTCTAACAAATAAAACATGTTCTACATGTAAAAAAGAATATCCAAGAACAATAGAATTTTTTTATCCCGTAAGAAAAAACAAATTTGATAGAGAAAATATTTTAGGTTATAGTTATCAATGCATTCCTTGTAGTAATGAAAGAACAAACAAATGGAAACAAGAGAATAAAAGTAAAAAAAGAGAAAGTAATATAAAATATAAGATGACTGAAATAGGTTTTTTTAAGGAATTATATAATGGAGTTAGAAAAAAAAGAGAAGCAAATGAGTTTAAAAATTTTGAGGAATTTTATCAATGCTGGGAAGAACAGAAAAAAATATATGGTACTAAATGTCCTTATACAGGGGTTGAAATGACACGATTTAAAGGTCGTGGCAAATCCACTCCTACTAACATATCAAAGGATAGAATCCTATCTTCTTTACCCTATAGCAAACAAAATATTATGTTTATAAGTTGGGCAGTTAATAATCAAAAAGGACATGTATCACCACAAATAGCTAAAAAATTTTTAGAATTTGTAAAAGAAAGATTTGGTTTTGAAGTTATTGATCAATGAGCCTATTATTTATAATACTACTTGCCATATTAATCTGGTTTACAATAACACGGTTATGAAACGTAAAACTGGAAAACAATTTGATAAAGAATTAATTGAATATTTTATGTCTAAAAAACTTTATAAAAATCCACAAGAAGCACGCGCAATATTACGTGCATGTATTGAAAAACGTCTTTATGAAAAAACTAAAAAGTTACACTAATGAATGAATATAAAACAAAGTTATTAAATAAATATTTAAACAATGAACGTTTGAATGATTTTGAAAAGAAAAAATTTAATGAATATTTAGATAAAACTAATGTGTTCACTTATTGTAAACATGAAGATGAAACTGATTTATTGAATGAGGAGTATGTAATTTGGGCTAAATTAAAAATTAAAAAAATAAATTTTGAATTATCTAAAGATAAAAATATAGTTAAATTTTTAAACAAATGAAGTGGAATAAACAGTTTATATACCCAAAGTCGGTGCGATCTTTAATTGATGAAGAAAGACACTATTCTGTTGGAGATGAAAAACTACCATCTGTAACCACCATTCTTGCTGCCACGCAATCGGATGAAAAGCGTGAATCATTGCAAAAGTGGAAAGACAAAGTTGGACAAGTTGAAGCTGATAATATTAAAAATGTAGCTGCATCTCGTGGAACTGCAATGCACTCTTATCTAGAAGCCCATTTAAACGGTCAAGGGCTACTAGATTTAAGCGACTTGGGGCAGGCGGCAGGTGGCATGGCGCGAACTATAATTGAGAAAGGATTAGGCGATCTTCAAGAAATTTGGGGTAGTGAAGTTGTACTACATTATCCTGGACTTTGGGCGGGGCAAACTGATCTAGTTGGTATTTATCAAGGAAGAGACAGTATTATTGACTTTAAACAATCAAATCGGCCAAAACAAGACTCATGGATAACTGACTATTATTTACAAGGTGCAGCATATGCTACAAGTCATGATTGTATTTATAATACAAAGATAGAACAAATAGTGATTTTAATATGTACACCAGATTTATATTTTCAAAGGTTTATAATCAATGGGGATAGATTTAGACAATACAAATGGGAATGGTTGAAAAAAGTTGATGAGTATTATAGTTTAAAAAAGAATGGTTGAACGTAATTTTATACAACCAATAGTTGTAAAATAAAAACTCAACTGTGACATTTATGCAACACTATTAGTAAGTCATTGATTTATATGAATAATATGGCAAAAAATCTTCTACACGGTAAGTCATTGTTTTTAAACACTTTTGTCTCAATTTGTAACTTTTGTAACCATTTTGTAACTCCAGAACAGTTGGTATATAAGGAGAATATGCATAAAGTTACAAAGTTACAAAATTTTTCAAATCTCGCAGGGGTACCAATAGTGATTTAATAGTATAACTCCTATTAGGTGAACTTTTTATGAAATTTAATTATGAATTATATAAAATAGGTTGGGAGGACATATGTTCTGATTCTGGATGGGCTACAGATCTAGAATTTGACAGAATGGATGTAAGTCATTGTATTTCAATAGGTTTTATTTACAAGCAAACTAAAGATTATGTTTGGATCTTTTCTTCGTATGAGATAGACAATCTGGGCGAAATTACATACGGAGATCGTACTGTAATACCCGCAAATAACATCAAATCAATGGAGAAAATCTATGGCAAAAAAACCAAAGAATGAAAGTATCCAAGATATCATCGATAGAATCGAAGAAGAGCTTATTGAATTAAGAGATAAAGCTGTTGAATTAGAAGATCACGTTTGTGATTCTGGTTCAGATGACGATGATGATTTTGAGGATGATGATGAAGATGAGGATGAATAGTTAATTTCTTTTTGTTTAGATTTAACTTCCTTTTTAATATCATCTAATACAACACCCTCTAGGATCGGTGAGTACTCGTTAATGATTTCTTTCATACGAGCCTCTAGCTGTTCTGCAGTAAGATCTTCTAACTTACCGGTCCTAATAATCTTTTGTTCAACGTACAGCCCGGCTGCCTTTCCTCTAGCAACTTCAGCATTGACTGCAGCAGACCAAGCTTTGTTTTCTCTTGCATTGTCTCTGAGTTTTGCGAGTTCTGATATGTGTCTTTCAAATGTAACGTCATATTTTTTTTGATACTCCGATCTTAATTGTCCAATATATTGCACTACCAATGGATATGTTTTTGGGTTTTGTAATTTACTTGCATATACAACTGCAGCATCAGATGAATAGCCAGCAGCAATAGCACACTCTGCGCCGGTCTTTCTACCTTCATTAGTAACCAATTCATGCGCAAATTTCATTTGCATTTCTGTCAATCTTTTTGGTTGTGTCATACTAGACATTTAAGGTAATTTAGATTATAAATCAAGTGACTTTATAGTCTTCATGTTTATAAAGTTTTAAATTGATTATGTGGGGTCGGCTTACGAGAAGATGTTTGTTCATGCCTTCAGATACTGGGCCCCATATAAAAAGAAATTATGCAAGGTAGATATTTAAGACAGATTATAAATAAGTTTATGGTTGAATCTGAAGTTGCAAACAATGCAAGAGTTCAGGTCTATATGCCAAATGGTCAAACCTTTGATGTATCTGGTATTCAATTAATGGAAAATAAAATTATTGGCGTAAGAGAGACGCATAGATTAATAATTACCGTTGAACCTACTAAGTGGGAAATGGGTAAAATGATCAAAAAGATCAGCTAGTCTTTACCTTGAAACCAGAGACAAAATTCTATCATAAAGTTAGAAATTTTATGAAAGAAATTTCTTTCACAAGGCTAGAAAATCTAAGCGGTTTTGGTACTCCAGATCTATTGGCTTACAATAAAAATCATACCTTTTTTACTGTTGAGTTAAAGGTTGCAAAAGGTAATTCTGTTAAATTTTCTCCACATCAAATTAGCTTCCATGTAAGGCATCCCAAGAATACTTTTATCCTAGTTTCCTGTGCCCCGCCTCTTGATGCAAAACTTTATGAAGGCTCCTGCATCCTGCAGCTTGTCGCTTGCGGCTTGAAGCTCGAAGCTTTGTGTAACACGCTTGAAGCTTGTCGCTTGAAGCTTGAATCTTTGTGAGCTTGCGGCTTGCTGCTTGAGACTGGTAACATGTGATGGGAGGCATGGCCCCGGGAAGGGGCCAGCTGGTTTAATTCCAGGCAGAGTCTGCTAAAGCTCCATTGCCTGCTTGATTTAGAATGTCTAGATATTCGGTCTCTGTGAACTTCAGGACCGTTGTTAGGAAATGATGGCGTTCCTGCTGCGTCACCGGGATGGGCGCCTGTAGATATTTGACGGCGTTTGCCCTTGCCTCTTCCCGCTTCGCGCCACCAGGAAGGTATTCCGGTTTGATTGACTTCTCTTTCATATGTTCTCCTGTGTTTGTTATGCATCCTACATTATCCTATATCTGAGCTCATGTCAACTGCGACAATTTGTCGCAGCTTGCTGCTTGACGCTTGTGGCTTGTAGCTTGCTGCTTGAAGCTGGTGGGTAGTGGCCCGATCCAGGGTCTCCCCTGGTATGAGTGATAGCCTATGATATCGGGCCATGTTAGTGTTTACCATATGCAACGTTTTTGACGTTACGATCCCAACATGCTCTACAGCTTAAGCACTTGTTGTCTTGCTCAGCTGCAGGGCATGTTTTGTTTTCAGTTACTACACTGGAGGTATAAGGCCAGAAAGTTGGCGGCGAACCGTCGACTTTAGTTGCTGAAATTCGTATAATTAAATTAGCTGGTACTTGGTCAGGCGTAATACATGCTATAATAGAAGCTTCACGTGTAGGCAGCCAGTGATTAACATCTGGTGTTAGTTTACATACTTCGAATATATTTCTAAGGTGACCCAGACTCTGTATATCCCCTGAATCGTGCCATCTAAAATATTTAGACTTGTGGCGTAATATCTGCGCAGCCATTGCTTTGACCCACAGGGGGTGATCAATTGCTTTTAATCTTTTATATTGTGCATCCTGTACATTAGGGAAGACATAGCAACCCTTCAGGGCGTAGCAACCGTGACAGACAGTGCCTGGTATTTTTGCAAGCTTACTTCCTGTTTTACATTCTTTAGCGGGTATACCGTAGCTCCAGCCTGGCATCTTAGAAGGTTTTGAAAGGGTACCTGTTATATTATCTAATTCTGTTACTTTCATATGTCCTATATAATCCTTTATTTAACTTTGTCAACCTGCTTGTCGCTTGCAGCTTGTGGCTTGCTGCTTGCAGCTTCAAACGGATTAGCGCGCGGCATTTGGTCCAGGAAGGCCCTGCATTGCTGCAGGTAACCGGGATCTAGTTCTTTATGGTCCCGCCAAATATAGGCTGTAAAGTCCGGGGCTTTTATTTTTTTTGCCATATCATCCACCATAATGTAAATAGAATACACGCCAGCAAAAAGTCCGTGGCGTGTATTCCAAAGATTTCAATCATCACCAACTGCAATCGTAGCCGATATCTTTACCTGCTTCTAATTGCTCCTTACACCAATCTATAAATTTTTGATCCTGTTCTTTGTACTCTTGAACCTGTTCCTCTTGGAATTGTTGTCCCCAGAAAAAACCATCGGAAGCAAAATAAGAATAGTAACCATCTTTAAATGCATTCTCTAAACGTTCAATTAAGTCTTTTGTAATCTTTACACCACCTTGACCACCATTGAAGCCGAGATGTTGTAGATCACTTATCGTGTTATGTTTTTTTTCTTTATTTTGTTCGTTAAATTCTTTTGACATAAACTTTTGCAATCTTGCATGTTTACGCCAATAGAACTCTTCCTGTACATTTCCGTCACTATCACGAAAACCAGCGTATTGATCTAAACCCATATTATACCTTTCTGTTAAGTTTAATTTAACATTATACTATTTTAACAATCTGCCCATGCGACATATTGTCGCATGCCACTTGTAGCTTGGAGCTTTAATAAAAATAAAAAACCCCCGGATCAACCGTAAGTTGTGGCTCGGGGCGAATATTAATAACGTTGGCAGGCATTTACGTCCCTATTGCTAGCAAGCCGAGTGTCCGTGGCTTTATTCCCCTTCAAGCACACTTACGATTATTCTCTGTCCACAACTTACATATCCTATATAATCCTATTGACATTAATTTCAAGGTGTGAAATAAAATAATTCTAAACAAATATAAAGGTATAATATGACACAAACAAAAGCACGACTAAATACTGATATAAGAAAAAAAATCGGTGGTTTGATTTTATCTCATTTTGAAAATGAGCAGACTACTGAATTTGAAAACTTTAAATCAGCAAAAGAGGATATTGATGTTGCTTACAATAGAGCATTTAAGTTAGCTACTAATATTGTAAGTAGAGCATATCCAAAAGATGATGTTGCAACACTACAAAAGTTTAAAAAGAAATATGGTAGTGCCTGTGATGTTGTCGCTAAAGACAGTTGTTTTTATTTCGCTAATGTTGAAATGAAAAAAAGTGATGAGGATAGTAATGAAACTGTTGCCGAACATTTTGATTTCAGATTGGACGCACAATTAAGTGGACGATTTGACAGTATGGATTTCGGTATCGCATACTATCGTGATGAGTTAAAACAAGCTGGTATCAATCCTGAAATAACAATCCAAAACAAAGCACAGGACAACAGGGACAATCCACATTGGACACAAGAAAAAGATAAGATTAAAAAATTTCTTGGCTATCATAATGAGGACGGACTATATCAAAGTTGGAAAGATAAATTTTCTCTTGATGTAATTGGTACAAGTTATTGTCGTTCAAGAACTATACCATGTACTCAAAGTGAGTTTAATGAAATGAAAATGTTTAAACTTGCTAAAGAAAGTTTTGTTAATGCACATTACAATTGGGCAGAACATATTTTTAAAGACATGAGAGATATTAATAATGCTCTTAAAGATTATAAATATGTTAAGGACGCAATTGATTTGTGTGGTGCATTAGGATTAAATATTAATGAGAATGAACTGCAAAGAACTGCTGGGGTATCATTAACTATTTATCAACCAGAAAACTTGGCAAACCTTATTAAATCAAGACGAGCAAAACAAGATAACAAATCAGTTATTGCTCAATTTAAAAAGGCAAGACAAGCACAAGTTGCATTAAATTAATTGTTTGACACAATAGGGGATATTGTAGTAATATCCCCTATATAAACAAATCAGAAAGATAGAGGTATAAAATGGTAGACTTAAAAGTAGGCGATAAATTTAGCATAACTTATTTTGCTAAAAAATATGGTAAGTTTATTACTAGGGCTGGAGTATGGACTGATAAATCTAAAAATTGGATATCTAAAAAAAATGAAAGTCTTTTTACTTATTTTGATTTAGATAGTGAGGGATATAGAACTGCAAGTGGCGATTTTGTTCTATGGAAAAGAAAGGATAATTAAAATGAAACACATTTGTCAGGGACCTGAGTGTCATAAGTATGACACTCAATCAAGAATAAGAGGACCAAAAGGAAATAAAGTTTTGCGCACGCGCAATGCAAGATACGAAATAGATACCACTTATCAATGGGCAGCACCATGGGAACAATATTTTTGCGATGAGCGCTGTATGAATAATTGGTTGGCTGTACATATGACACAGTTAATGAACTTTGTTGGTATTAAAACTAAACCACAGGAAACCCCTGTAGATATAGTTGAAACAGTTCATCAAGATTGGCATGGACGCAATTACACACGCACAACTATAAAGTTATTGAATGATAATTTAGCTGATGATATAGTTAATCAAACAAACATACAGGTATAATATGAAAAAAAGAACTAAATACGAACTGCCAGATCATCTTAATGATAAGATATTAAAAGGAGTATCTTTTATAAATACGGATGAGCCAAGAGAGATAATAAAAGCAAGATTAGATTTTTTAGAAAAAGAAAAAAATTATACTAAAAAAGAAATTTCTTATATTCTTTTATTATCAGCGTTACCAGTTGTTGATGAGTTTTTTAGTAGACCAGAACATATGGAACTTGCATCAAAATTTAATTTTGATAATGTAGAAAACAGAACAATTAACTAGAAAGGAAAACAATGACTAAACCACTACACGTTATCAATTGGCAAGGCAAAGAGTATCGCATTCCATTTGATGTTGATCTTACACTTGATCCACAAGATAAACTAATTGATGTACCAAATAGATTCAGCGGCGAGACGGCGAGCCTGCCTTGGTTTGCTGTTGCTGTCTATGATCTTATCATGGGTGCTGAAAGATTAGAGGATTACAATACAGTCCGACAAGGATTGACTTGGTTCCAAAAACATTTTCCTAACGAATACATGACACTACTAGACTGAGTCTAGTCGCATGCTACCAGCTACCTGCGACAGGTAGCTGGTGGCTTCTCTTTATAAACAATAGAGAGAGGTCCCAAACCCTTTCCAAACTATTAAATCTTCCTATTAAGTTGATACACCTTTTTTTAAAGGGGTCCCTCGGCTGGCGACTTTAGACCTTGATTTACTCATTTATAAGCTGTAAATAGTTTAAAGGTTCCAAAATTGATCCTAAAAAATTTTGCAGAAAATTTTTATGAATGACCTTTTAGAAAAGTTAAATAGATTACCACCTGATATCAAAGAAGAATTTATAAAGGCTGGATTACTTGCAAAACAAAAACGTGGAATAGAAAAAGCACAATCTGATTTCATGACTTTTGTAAAACGTGTTTGGCCTGAGTTTATAGAAGGATCTCATCACAAAAGAATTGCAGAAAAATTTAATTTAATTGCAGAAGGTAAAATTAAAAGATTAATTATTAATATGCCGCCTCGACATACAAAGTCTGAGTTTGCATCCTTCCTGCTTCCTGCATGGATGATAGGACGTCGTCCTAATTTAAAAATAATTCAAACAACTCACACTACAGAACTTGCTGTAAGGTTTGGTCGTAAAGCTAAAACATTAATGGACATGCCAGAGTACAAAGAAGTTTTTACTACAAGACTTCGTGAAGATAGTCAGGCTGCCGGTAAATGGGAAACAGAACAAGGTGGTGAGTATTATGCTGCTGGAGTTGGATCTGCAATTACAGGTCGAGGTGCAGATTTGCTTATCATAGATGATCCACATTCTGAACAGGATGCTTTAAATGTTGATGCGCTCGAGCGCGCGTATGAGTGGTATACATCAGGCCCCCGTCAGCGATTACAACCAGGTGGTGCCATTGTTCTTGTTATGACAAGATGGAATACAAAAGATTTAACAGGCAGCTTGCTGCGGGAGACCGGGAACATTAAATCTGATAAATGGGAACTAATAGAATTTCCGGCGATACTGCCAAGTGGTAAACCTGTTTGGCCAGAGTATTGGAAGTTAGAAGAATTAGAATCTGTTAAAGCATCACTATCTATTCAAAAATGGAATTCACAATGGATGCAAAATCCAACATCAGAAGAAGGTGCAATTATAAAACGTGAGTGGTGGAGGAAGTGGGATAAAGATTATATTCCACCATTAGAACATGTCATACAATCTTATGATACTGCATTTATGAAAAAGACATCTGCAGATTACTCTGCAATAACTACGTGGGGTGTTTTTTATAGTGATGAAGACTCAGGACCTCAACTTATTTTATTAGATGCAATTAAAGATCGTTTTGAATTTCCTGAGCTTCGACGTATAGCATATCAACAATATCAGTATTTGCAACCAGAATCTGTATTAGTTGAAGCAAAAGCATCGGGACTTCCATTAACTTATGAATTGCGTAAAATGGGCATTCCTGTTATAAACTTCACACCATCAAAAGGCAACGATAAGCATAGTAGAGTTAATGCTGTCGCACCTCTATTTGAGTCCGGACAAATATGGGCGCCAACTCATAAAGATTTTGCCCAAGAGGTTATTGAGGAATGTGCAGCCTTTCCTTATGGAGACTATGATGACTTGGTAGACTCTATGACTCAAGCTGTAATGAGATTTAGACAAGGTGGCTTTGTAGAACATCCTGAGGACTATAAAGATGAAGCTTTGAATAAACGTAAAAGGAATTACTATTAATGAATAAAACTTTAGAGCTTTTAAAACTGTTTGAAAAGTTTGGTGTTAAACCAGGCAAGATTATAGGAGCAGGCGACAGGAATGTAGTTCCAATTAAAAAACCAATTTTATCTAAACCACTAAATAGAAGTTATATCCTTGAAGATGTTGAGGGAGGAAAGATTGGAATCAATACTGTTAAAAATGAAATTGAAGATATTGCTCCTTTGTTTTTTCAAAAACAATTAAATGATGTAGAGATTAATAATGTAATCAGTAATTTAAATTATTTAGATAGATTACTTAATCCAACTAACATTGTAGACATTGCAACTAAACAACCGGTTAAAGGTTTAGAATCTTTAAGACCAACAATTGCAAGTGAATTAAAAACAGCGGGTAAACAATTAGAAGAAGTTGGAAAACAATTAGAAGAAACTAAACCAAATCTTGGTGAAATTATAAAAGATTTTACACAAGGTCAAAGAGCAATGCAAGAAGCAGAGAAAGCTGGTTATGTTAGAGCAACGGTTAGAGAAATTATGAGAGAAGATATTAAAGCTGGAAAATTAAAACTTCCAAAAGAAACAGAAGATGAAATTATGCAAGGACTTGGTGAACCAATAGATGTTTGGAGAAGAGTTTATGGTGAAGGAGCTTTAGAACAAATTGATAGTATCGCAGAGGATCTTTCAAAACTTAGAACGGAAATGGATGCTGCTAAACTTGCAAGATCTAAATTTAAATTTGAACCAGATATAGAAAGACTTCCTGGATCTTACACTCCAGAAGAGGATCCTTCTAAAATTAAAAATATTAAATTAGAAATGGATAAAAGAAAAAGTATTGATGATTTAATTGATGAGTATAATGCAAACCAAGATAGATTATCTTTGACAGATGAAGAAGGTGGTACTGCAATAGGTTATGATGAATTTAGAAAATTACAAGAGAGAAATAAACAAATTGCAGATGCTTTAGAAAATAAAGGAATATCTTCTAAGATAGAAGAAGAAGTTAAACCAGAAGGAATTGTTATTCCATTTAAGAAAAAAATTACAGAGCCAGAAGAATTTGCTGATGGTGGAATTATAAGATCAAAGTTTGCATCAGGTGGAAGAGGTAAAAAAATTTTAGATATTATCAATGAAGCAAATAAAAAATTAAAAGGTAAAAAATCTATGGAAACAGTTAATCCAAAAACAGGAGAAGTTACAGTTCCAGATGAGTTTGTAGTAACAGCAGAAAAACCAATTAAAGAATTTACAGATGATGAAATGATATCTTATATTAAAAAATATAAAGAAGAAGGTCCCACACTTGAAGAATTTACAAAAAGAGTTAATGAAGAAACAGGTTCAAATTTTACACCTGAACAACTTGCACATGCGTACAGAGTTAAGGTTGCGTATCCACATTCTACCCCAATTGTAGATGCCCAAGGAAAGTTTATTGGAGGAGGTTTATATAATCCACCACTAGATGTTAGTGTGTCTGATAGAGAAACGTTAACAGAAAGTATTATACAAACCAGAAAAGCAAAAGGTTTAAAAGTACCTAAACAAAAAGAAGTAAAAGCAGCAGAAGTAGTAGAAACTCCTGAAACTCCATCAAAAGCAGGAGAAGGAAGATTTACAAAACAACAAGTATTAGAAAAAATTATTCAAAGCACAATTGAAGCAAATCCAACAGATGAATATGTACAAACAACATTTCCAAATTTTATAAAAGAAATAAGAGCAAAACCAGAACTTGCTAATAATGAAAATGTTTGGAGAACATTTACCCAAGATTTTCCTGATAATAAAAGACTTGTTGTTTATGGGGACGACACTGTAGATTTTTTTACAAAGGGAGAAAATTTACCTGAAGGAATGAAACAGACAACAGATTTAGTTAATACTTATGGAATTAGTATGGAAGAAGCTAGGAGAATAAAACAAATGGAACCAGAAGATCAAGTTATGGAAATTAAAAAATTACAAATTTTAAAAAGCAGAAATCAAAATGCTAATGGTGGACTAAATTACTTAATGGGATTTTAAATGGGTATTGGCTCTTATAAAGAAGCAGAAAGATATCGTATGCGTACGAATAAAAATTTAACAAGAAGTTTTTATTTAGACACAAGACGAACTTTAGATGAGGAACCTTTTGCCTGGGAACAAACGCAAGACGCCGGCATCATGCAGCCGGAAGCTGTGCAAGGATTTGCGGAGGGTGGATTAGTTAAATTACCAGATGGTAGATATCAGTACAGAGCATATAGATCTGGAAAACAAACAAAAAGAATTTTTAATACAAAAAAAGAAGCTGTAGAATTTCAAAAACAATTTGAAACTGAGAATCCAAAAAAACCTAGTATTATTGAACTTCAAGGGACTAAAGAAGAATTATTGAAAGATAAAAATTTTTTAAATGATTTAAAATCTTTAGACAAAGATATTAAATTAGCAGAAAAAAAAGGATATGTTAATATAGCAAGACTTAGAGATAAGTATGCAGAAGGTCGTGGATATTATCAAGTTGAAGAAATAAAAAAAAGATTACAAAATTTATCTGAAAAAGTTTACACTGTTAAAAATCCAAATTTAGAAAAAGCAGTAGATGAATATATTTCTATTGCTAAAGGTAGAGATTTAAATAGAGGAGAAGTTACAAAAATTGTTAAAAAAAATAATGTTCCAAATACTGGAATGTTATATAAAACTTTAGAGGAAGTAGATGCACTTCGAGAAATACCAATAGATTCTGATTTAGCTAAATCAAATAAAGCTAATGCTTTAAGAGAAATACAAAAAGAGTTTACTGATTTAACATACGAAACTTCTACAGGTAAATACAGAGTAAGAGGAACAAACACTGTTAATCTTTCTCATATGGATGATAAATATACTCAATATGTTACTACTAATAATTTAGGATATGCACCAAGAGATGTAAATGCAGAATTATTAAAACCTTTTGATGAGGCAATGCATAATATTTATTTAGAAAGAGAAAAACTATTAAAAGATAAACCCCCTGGTTTTGAAATAGAATTAGAAAAATTAAATCAAAGAGGAATTAGTTTAGCAGATAGATCTCAAGGATTTAAAAATTTTAATGTGGTACAACCAGACGGAAGTTCTTATTCTTATACTCCTGATATTAAAAAAACCATCGACCCTGCTGATTTACTAAAAGGTAAAAAAATACAAGAATTAACAGAAGCAGATAAACAACTTATTAATTTAAATAAAGGAGCAGCTTACGCTTATAGTCAAGAAGTAGATCCAAAAATATTGGAAGAATTAAAAGGTCAATCAAACGAGTTATTAAATAGGTTAGGATGTGGAGAAAAATATGCAGATGGCGGAAGAATAAAATTTGGTGAAGGTTCTAACTGTTTTAACAAAGGACTTGCTAAAATTGAATCAGGTAAATTAAATAAAGGTGAATTAAATTTAGTTAAAAATTTTGTTAATAAAATTCCAGCTCCAATAAAAGCTGTTGGAAAAGTATTTGGATTAGCTGATGTTGCTTTAGATGCTATATTTGCACTTCCTTATTTAACCACTGGAGATTTTGAAGGAGCTAAACGATCAACTACGGCTGGATTATTTGGTTTAGGTAAAAGCGTAGAAGAGGAGCTATTAGAAGTAGCTAAAGATAAAGAATCGGTTCAAAGGGGATTAACTAATCTTAAGCTGGTTCCTGAACTAAGACAATTAGAGGAAGAAAAAAAATTATTAGAAAAAGATTTAAAAAATCCGATCGATGAGTATCAAGCAAATATTTCTTTTGAAAATTTAAATGCTGTAAATAAACAAATAGAAAGTATACAAAAACAATTAGGTAAAAAAGAATATACTGAGATAGATCAACAAAATATTTTGGACGCTGTCAATAAATTAGCAGCTTCTAAAGTTGCAAATGTTGAAAAAATGTTTGGCCCAGAATTAAAACAAGTTCAAGGTCCAACTTTACAACAAAGATTATTTGATAGAATATTGGAAGAAGGTAATTATTCCGAATATATCCCTGAAGAAGCATTATCAAAAGCAAGGGGTAAAATTGTTCCATTTGAAATCCCAGAAATTCAATCACCGGATGATTCTATGATGAGACAAGAATTTAAAAAAGGAGGAATATCTAGAAGAGATCTTTTAGCATTATTAACTGGAGCTGCGGCAGCACCTGAATTAATTAAAGCTGTAAAAGGAACTAAGAAAGCTGCTCAAACAGTAAGGGCTACATCTAAAATACAATTTGAAAAAGCACAAGGAATGTATGAATGGTTTCCAGATCTTGTTGAAAAAATAAAAGTAAAAGGAAAACCTTTTGAAGAAAAAGATTTAATAATGGAAGCGTCTTATAAACACGAAGCAAAAGGATATGGGGGACTTCCAAAAGGAATAGAAAAATTAACTAAACATGTTGATGGTGATACAACATTTATTTTAAGAGAATATCCAGATCAAAGAATTGCAGTTGATATTTTTTCACCTAGAAACCAAGGGGGATTGGATATGCCTGTAACTCTTTACTACAGACCTACAATGAAATTAAAATATTATAGTAAAGAAATGGTAGAGCCTGCTGAATTTAAAGTATTAGAAAAAGAACCTAGATATTTTGCAAATGGACCAGATGATGTAGATATTGAACTAAGTGAAGCAAAAAAAGTACCTGGTAAAGATGTTGTATATGGAGATGTAGAAGCTGCTGAAAGATTTGCAACAGGAAAAATTAAAAATAGAAATGTTATACCTGTTAAACAAATGAGAAGAGATCAAATGATAGATGAACCAGTGGATTTTATTGAAGAAACATCCCCTTACGGACCTGATACATATTAAATGATTAAACTTAAAAAATTAACAACCACAGTACCACCTAAATCAGGGCCAACCCCACAAGGCTTGAATATTAACTATAATACTGTTACAACAGTTAAATCGGAGAAAATTAATGGCAGAAATAGACAAGGGTCTAATCCCAAACATAGGTAGTTCTTTAACTCCTGAACAGGAGATAGAACAAGTCGTAGCCGAAACAGAAACAGTTTCATCTAGTCCTACTGAAGTTACAGAGAATGAAGATGGAAGTGTTGATATAAATTTTGACCCAAAGGCAAAAGCAGAAGGCGCTGCATTAGAACACAGTGCTAACCTTGCAGAATTTATTGATGAAAATGATTTAAATTTATTAGGTACAGAACTTTATCAAAATTACGAAGACTATAAAAATTCTAGAAGAGATTGGGAACAAGCTTACACTCAAGGATTAGATTTATTAGGATTTAAATACGAACAAAGAACAGAACCATTTCAAGGTGCATCCGGTGCAACACACCCTGTTCTTGCAGAAGCTGTTACACAATTTCAAGCATTAGCTTATAAAGAATTATTGCCAGCAGAAGGTCCGGTGCGAACTCAAGTTGTTGGAGCATCTACTCCCGATACAGAACAACAAGCAGAACGTGTTAAAGAATTTATGAATTATCAAATTATGGATGTCATGAAAGAATATGAACCAGAATTTGATCAAATGTTATTTTATTTACCATTATCAGGATCTACATTTAAAAAAGTTTATTATGATGAAACAATTGGAAGAGCAGTTTCTCAATTTGTACCTGCGGAAGATTTAGTTGTTCCTTATTCAGCAACTTCATTAGAAGATGCAGAAGCAATTGTTCATGTTTTAAAAGTTTCAGGAAATGATTTAAGAAAACAACAAGTTGCAGGTTTTTACAGAGATATAGAATTATTACCATCTGATGATGGCACAACAGAAACAGATGATGTTAAAGATAAAGAGAGACAATTAGAAGGAGTTACAAAAAGTAGTTACAGTGAAGATGTATTTACATTATTAGAATGTCATGTGAATTTAGATTTAGAAGGATTTGAAGATATAGATCCACAGACTGGTGAGCCCACAGGAATTAAACTTCCATATATTGTAACAGTTGAAGAAGGCTCAAGAGAAATTTTATCTATTAGAAGAAACTGGGATGCTCAAGATGTTAAAAAAGAAAAGAAACAATATTTTGTTCACTTTAAATTTTTACCAGGATTTGGATTTTATGGTTTTGGTTTAATTCAAATGATTGGTGGACTTTCACGTACTGCAACATCAGCTTTAAGACAATTATTAGACGCTGGCACCCTGTCTAATTTACCTGCTGGATTTAAACAAAGAGGAATTAGAATTAGAGACGACGCTCAATCTATTCAACCAGGTGAATGGAGAGATGTTGATGCCCCAAGCGGTAATTTAAGAGATTCTTTTATGACGTTACCATATAAAGAACCTTCACAAACATTACTTGCTCTTATGGGGGTCGTAGTTCAAGCTGGTCAGCGTTTCGCTTCGATAGCTGACCTTCAAGTAGGGGATGGGAATCAGCAAGCGGCAGTGGGTACGACCGTAGCCTTGCTGGAAAGAGGAAGTAGAACAATGTCTGCAATTCACAAACGAATATATGCAGCAATGAAACAAGAATTTAAATTATTAGCAAATGTTTTTGCTTTGTACTTACCACCTGAATATCCATACAATGTTGTAGGAGGACAAAGAACAATTAAACAAACAGATTTTGATGACAGAGTAGATATTATTCCAGTTGCAGATCCAAATATATTTTCACAAACACAAAGAATTTCTATTGCACAAACAGAATTACAACTTGCAATGTCTAATCCTCAAATTCATAACATGTATGAAGTTTACAGATCAATGTATGAAGCATTAGGTATCAAAGACATTGATAAGATTTTAACAAAACCTCAACCGCCACAACCAAAGGACCCTGCATTAGAACATATTGCTGCTCTTGCAGGGCAACCATTCCAAGCATTTCCGGGACAAGATCATAGAGCTCACATTACATCTCATTTAAGTTTTATGGCAACAAACATCGCAAGAAATGCTCCACCGTTAATGGCTGCATTAGAAAAAAATATTTTTGAACATATTTCTGTTATGTCACAAGAACAAACTGAAGTTGAATTTAGAAATGAAATGCAACAGCTTCAACAAATGGGATTACAAATACAACAAATGGGACAACAGAACCCTCAGATAGTTCAACAAATGCAAATTCAAGCTAAAATGCTTGGAGAAAAAATTGAAGCTAGAAAAGCACAATTAATTGCTGAAGCTATGGAAGAATTTTTAAAAGAAGAACAACAAATTACTTCATTATTATCAAATGATCCTATTGCAATGTTAAGATCACGTGAATTAGACCTTCGAGCACAAGAAAATTACAGAAAAGAAGTAGAAGGTAAAGACAGAATCAATCTTGATAAGATGAAAACTATGATGAATCAGTCAACTCAAGATGATAAACTGAAACAAAACGAAGATTTGGCTAAATTAAGAGCAAATACTTCGCTAGAAAAGACAATTTTGGCTGCAAAATTGAAAAAAACTGAAAATTAAGTTTTAAAAATAACAAAAAAGAGGTATAAAAAGCTTATGAAAAAACAAAATGAAAAATTAGCGAACGCAACTAGAACTTTTACTAAAGATTCTAAAGCTAAAGTAGACGTTAATCACTCAAAATACACTGACGCACAAGGTTATCTTGTTGG